ATTCTTGAATAGCATCTTTATCTGTTTGGGACGTAGTTGTCTCTACAGATTTAATAGCATCTTCAATTTCAGTTTTTTGTTCAGGAGTGATCAATGCAGCCACTTCTTCTAAATCTTTACGTACACTGTGCAATTGAGATTCAGCAAGATTTCGTGTTTCGATAAGTTCACGTTGTTTTTTATCTTCTTCAGCATTTAATTCAGCATCTTTAATCATCTGTTGAATTTCTGCTTCATTTAAGCCAGAATCTGATTTGATAGTAATTTTATTTTCTTTACCTGTGCGCTCGTCTTTGGCAGACACATTTAAAATTCCGTTAGCGTCAATATCAAATGTCACATTGATCTGTGGCATGCCGCGTGGTGCTGCCGCAATACCTTCAAGATTAAATTCACCCAATATTTTATTGTGTGTGCATAATTCTCTTTCACCCTGGAATACTTTGATAGTCACTGCTGGTTGATTGTCCTGCGCAGTACTAAACACTTGACTGGCCTTGGTTGGGATAGTAGTATTTTTAGTAATTAACTTGGTCATTACTCCGCCCAACGTTTCGATACCAAGACTCAATGGAGTGACGTCCAACAACAGCACATCTGTTTTGTCACCACTCAACACTGATCCCTGAATTGCTGCACCTACTGCTACTGCTTCGTCTGGATTAACATCTTTACGTGGCTGCTTACCGAACAGTTTTTCAACTGCTTCTTGCACTTTAGGCATGCGAGTCTGTCCACCAACAAGGATAACTTCGTCAATATCTGCGGCAGTAACACCTGCATCTTTCAATGCAATTTTACAAGGTTCCAAACTACGTGAGATCAACTCATCAACCAACTGTTCGAGTTTGGCTCTAGTCAATTTAACATTCATGTGCTTAGGACCGCTGGTGTCAGCAGTGATGTAAGGCAAGTTAACATCTGTTTGAGCACTACTTGACAATTCAATTTTTGCCTTTTCAGCAGATTCTTTTAGACGTTGTAATGCCAACATGTCTTTCTTAAGATCGATACCACTGTCTTTCTTAAACTCATCAACCAAATAATCCATGATACGTTGGTCAAAGTCTTCACCGCCTAAGAATGTGTCGCCGTTAGTACTCAACACTTCGATCTGTTTGTCACCGTCTACATTCGCGATTTCAATGATCGATACATCGAAAGTGCCGCCACCAAGGTCGTAAACAGCGATTTTACGATCACGGTTATCAGTTTTATCAACGCCATACGCAAGAGCTGCCGCAGTAGGCTCGTTAATAATACGGAGTACCTCCAAACCGGCAATTTTACCAGCATCTTTAGTTGCCTGCCTTTGGCTGTCATTAAAATATGCGGGAACTGTGATAACTGCTTGAGTAACTTCATGTCCTAGATAATCCTCTGCAGTCTTTTTCATTTTGCGAAGAACTTCTGCTGAAATTTGTGGAGGTGCTAATTTTTGATCTTTGGCTTCTACCCATGCATCGCCGTTGTCGGCTTTGATAATCTTGTAGGGCATTAGATCAATGTCTTTTTGCACAGCCTGTTCGTCAAACTTACGACCGATTAGTCGCTTGCTGGCGTAGATTGTGTTTTTTGGATTTGTCACTGCTTGACGTTTTGCAGTAGCACCTACCAAGATCTCATTATCCGTATAGGCTACGATTGAGGGGGTAGTTCTAGCACCTTCAGAGTTTTCAATAACTTTACTGATGCCGTTTTCTATAATGGCCACGCAACTGTTAGTGGTGCCAAGGTCAATACCGATGATTTTGCTCATTTATGTTCTCCTTAATTAAGCGAGTTATATACAAACCCCATATGGGCGTGTTGTATAACTTTATTTATATTTTAATTGTTCCAACCAACTTCTTTGATGATCGGAATCCACTGTTTTCGTAAATCCATCATGCTTGCTTCAAAACCTTTGGGATTTTGCTCCCTAGGCTCTGCAAACATTAAATTATCTCTAATAAATTGCTTACCTTCTGGACTGTTAATTGCAGTCCTAAAATTTACAACATACCAGTCTATAATTTCTTTGTTTGTTCCCTTGGGGAATATAATACCCCATGCGGCATACACATTCATGCCCGGAACAAAGTCTTTCATTAAAGGCACATCTCTAAGACCTTCTAAACGATACTCGCTAGTCAGTGCAATGATTTTAACCTTTCCAGATTTTACTAACACATTAGCAACTGCAACAGGAATAATACCAAATTCTAAGTGTCCGCCCGCTACATCCTGACCTGCTTGTGCAGGACCTTTATAAGGTATAGTTTTAATAAGTGATCTGTTGCCTTTAATGTTATACATCATGTATTCGTAGGCAAGTTTGTGGGCACCAGAACCTGCGGCAATACTGATTGGCTTTTGCGGGTTCTTCATTCGATCCATGAACTCTTTAGGAGTATTAGTAGGACTTTCGTGATGGGCAATAATAGCCAATGGGCTTTTTGCCAATGTTAATCCGTATTCGAAATCGTCAAGTTGGTATCTCTTGTTTTCTGGATTGGCAAACTCGGCAGTGACCCAAATACCTTGATGACTGGCAATATAGACGTGATGGCCGTCATTGGGCAATTTAACAAAGTGATTCATGCCTATGGTGCCATCACCGCCTGGACGATTTTCCACAATAAAACTAATCTTAGGATTAGCCTTTTCTATAAGACTGCTAAATCCTCTAAAACTTAATTCATTACCTGATCCTGGAGCGAACCCAATAACTGTTGTTACTGGTTTGGTTGGCTCCCATGCGTGTGCCGCAACACTTATTAATAGCGATATTGCTATTAAAATTTTCTTCATTGTCTTCTCCATTCTGAATAAATTCTGTTTCGATCTATGCCTAGTTCAATAATCTCAAATCCGTAATCCTTGGCTAGAGTTTTGTGCCATTGTTCAGACCAAGGAAAGAAATCTATTTGTTTACATTCCTCATTGTCATGATCTTGCTGTCCCGGATTACACCGCCAGTAGATTCTTGCTTGAGGTTTTAAACATTTAATTATACACTCTATTTGTCGTCGTATAATTTCAATACCACCAAAGTTAACACTACCAAGACACAGTGCTACATCAAACTGTCGATCAGGAATAAATTCTTCAATAGTGACTTTTTGATCGGCTTCGTCGAATGCAGGATCAATGCCTACAATGTTTTTGATCTTGTCTTTGAACAAGTTACGTCCGCACCCAACATCTAGTACCCACTCGTCGTCTGTAATTTTATCAGCCAATCCATACCCGGTAGTGTTGTATTTGGGGACACCTTTGTGGCCCCAGTGATTGGCAAAGTAATAATTTAAATAGTTTTGATCTGTCATTTTAATATCGTAACCTTTATGTCGGGCCATGACCTGTCTACTGAAATTGAATAATTAAATTCTTTGTAAATCCATTCGGATGTAAACAAATGCCATGTTAACTTGTTGTCGTTGGCAAATTTCAATATTGCTTGATTTTGCCAAGCAATTTCTCTTTGCATAATTTTATCATTTTGATATGCGGCATAACTGGGATAGTTGATGTCAAATCCGCCGGCATGTTTCCACCAATCAAAACTGGCCTCATCGGGTCTATGCACTAACACTATCCAGTCTTTGGGAAACGTAGATCTCAATCTATCTAAACTGTAGGCCCAATCATGACTTTTGATCAATTTAGTCCCGTGTGGCTCACTCCACGCTTGATTTAGATATGATTCATCTAGTTGTGCTTCGAACTCCATGAGCCTGCCAAAATATGCTCCCTGATGCCCGGTGAATCCATTGTGAACATATGTACGACTTGGAGAACGATCGCTGGTATTAAATCCTGGAATTTGTTCTATAGTTTGGGCAATGCCACTCCAACGACTACCAGGTACTCCAGTAAAAAATATTTTATTTGGTAAACTCATCTAAAAAATCTATTTAATTTTCTGTAAATTGTTTGCACACCTATGGCCTGTCGATTTGCATCTTCCAGTGCATTGTGCAGTCCTTCTTTAGGCATTTCTGGATCGTAGCCTAGATCGAACAGTGTTCTAGTATCTCGGATCTGCCAGAAGTTCCACGGAGGAGTCTTATTTAATTTTCTATAATAAGTGTCAAGAATATTCAAGTCAAAAATACTTCCATGACTCCAAAATGCATCACAGTTCCATGCAAACTTGTGAAACTTCTCTATGACTTCTTCAATGGCTACACGATTGTCTTCTGCAAATGCTTCAGTTTGAACATCAGCAGCCTGTTTACCCCACCACTCGATAGTTGCATCGTCTACTACCATGCCCAATCGATCGCAACTGTCAACATCTACTCTGTAATAGAGTTTGTCAAAAATTTTGTTGCTTGCTGGGTCAAAAGTTACTGCGCCAATTGTGAGTATCACCGCATTGGGTGATGTAGCCAGTGTCTCTAAGTCTACCATTAAATGTCTTGCCATTACGCCTCCTATACTAGATTATACACAGTATAGGGCAACGTGTCAATACATTTTTTTAGGTAATTGTTCTTTTTCTACTGCTTTTTGATAGCGAGCCTTGGCTGCTGACTTTTTTCGTTTTCTTTCAGTTGTGGGCTTTTCGTAGAATTCTTTCTTTTGAAGATCTTTCAATTTGCCACTGTCTTCTATTTTATTTTTAAAACGGCGCAATGCACGATTAACATCCTCGCCTTCTTTTACAACTACTGTAGTGCCTTTGAGATGATTATTCCTCATTTGGTTCTTCCTCGTCATCATCTTCTTCTTCTTGAATCAGAATGTCCAAATTGTAAATTCTATTTTTGCTGATAAATTTCCATGGCGTAGTTTCGTCATTGGTTAGATAATGAACATACGGAAATGACAACAGATAACTAACAAAACTTTTTGTGATTGGATCACAATTGTCAATGTCAATAATCACAGCATCGCATTGATGCGACACACTCAACATCCAATCTAAGTCCGTTTCGTTTTCGTCAAATATAAAAACGTTTATATCATCTATCAATTGTGATAATATCTGTTGAAACTGAATCTTAGTTTCAGTACTGGGTTTGATTAACAAGTAGTTGATATTTTGATTGAACAATTTATCGGGCGGTGTTATTAGATTGAGTTTTCCTAGATTCATAAATGTAATATGCAAAGTGTTCTAATTCGTCTTCAGAATATGTAGAAATTCTAGTTTTGTCTATTCTAAAATCTTTCATAAACTGTTGAGTTTTCTCGTCGGTAACAATATTTATAATACCGTCAAATTTATCTAAAGAAAACTCACGTGTTATTCTATCTCTGGCCAAAAATATATCGTGTCGTTTTATGCGGTTCCATAAAGTAGTGTTTTGTTGTTCTGCATTTTGTACATATTCTACTCTTTGGTTTTCTTGACTTGCTGATTCTGCTGTTTGATTATGTATTTGGTCTTTTTTTTTGAATCGTCGATTTGTTCTTGTGCCCACTTGGCAGCCTCTTCGGCGGCTTCATTGTCTTGTGCTGGTGGAAAGTCTGTTTCAAGCACAGGTTCCGATTTAGCCACGATGGGCGTGGTATTGGTGAAATGATCAAATGGTTTTAACAAGTAAGGATGTTTGTCAAATACAGTGTCTTTAACTTCTGGTTCATTTTTAACAATGCTGGATTTTTCAAACATCCACCCTGCTGGATGCGGATCTACAGATTCTTTTATCTGATCAATTTGTTCATCGGTTAGCGGGCCGTCGTCTGGCTCATATGCTGGTTTAATTTTTTCTTTTTCTTCTTTCAACCAACCAAAGGTCATTTGAGCGGCTAACAGCATGATAACTGCCAACGGATCAAACACAATAACAATAAGGATAATGACCCAAGTGACTGCCTTCTCAAGAAGGTTGGCATCCGTATTGTCGCCATATACAAATGCCGCAATGTATTTTATTGGACCAACTTCGGCTTCTACTTTGCGAATCTCGGCGGCAATCGGTGCTCGCTCTTCAGCAAGTATGCTAACTGTTTTCTGTTCGGCGGCAATCTCGGATTGAAGGCGAGCACGTTCTTTTTGTTGTGCTCGTCGTAGTGCAACTGCTTTGTCAGCACCTTTTTCGTCTTGGCTTCGACCCATAACTTGGTCCACAGCCTCATCCATCTGTTTAAGAGCCTTACGGTTGACATCTATATTATCCTTGGCTGTTTTAATTTTTTCATCATAGATAGCAATCTTGCTGGTTACATCGCCTGACACTAGACTTTGATCACTGTGTGCTTTACTTAAGAATCCAAAGATGCCCATGCTGGTAATAAACATCAGTACCAACACCGCAGTGGTCATGTAGATTTTCATCAACGCAGGAGCACGATGCCAATTTTCTTTTAACCAACTTGCACACACTAATTTGGCTACTTCTAAACTGCCACCCATAATATAGATAGGAATAGCGGCAGCGGCAAAGATAGCGGCAAGACCGATGACAGAATAATAAATGGCCACTGCTGATATAATCAGGCCAGTGGCCAACAAAAGCACTGCTAATATCATTGTTGATTATGCAGTCTGTGTCAAATTAGCCTCAACTGCTACCGAGACATCGGCAAAAACGTTTGCTGGAGTGTCTGGTTGAGTAATCGTGATGGCTTCTTGAAATGACGAGTCATTGCCAGTTGGATCCATAGTTCTATAAGTTTTAGTGTACCCGCTAGCACCACCACGAGTAATTCCTCTAGTCACTGCTTCTTGGATACAGTCTTCTATAGCGGTAGCCAAACTGCCTGCAGATAATGCTTCAAATGTGCTAGTGGTCAGTGTGGTTGAACCGTCACTCAATGTGCCAGCGCCAATGATTTTTTGCCAACCGCCTAGCACATATTCTTCTTGTGCATAGCCAACAGTAAAACTTAAACTGGTAGTAATGTCGTCTGACTCGTCTAGTGTGCTAGGTCCTGATTCTAAACTAGTAATATCTAAAATCATAGGTTGGCTGAATCTGCTCAATTCGTCTATAATCGCTTGCCAACGCATGTTGCCACGTGCTCTACGACGGCTGTTGTTCAAACTAGTTGGTAATGTTGTAAATGAGTTAAAATCATCTACTTCAACACCGCCCGATGTGTCTAATGTAGCGGTAGTTGGGTAACCGCTTGCATCAATAGAGATGCGATAAAAATTTGGGGTTAGTTGATCTTGTGTGTTTTGAAATCCTGATGCCATGTTATGGTCCTCTTTATATAATATTTAGTCACTTAAAGATGATCAAAGCCATTAACATTGCCTGTACAAAGAATCCAAAGCCAATGGTAATGATGTTCAACAAATCTTTAGCAATAACTGATCGCACAAAAAACGTAAACAGACCCAGCCACATTAGGGCAATCATGTCAACCGGTGGTAATTTTTCAGTTAGCCCTGTTAATACTGCAATCAAGGTAGGAATAGTGGCTAAATGTACCAGTATAACTCCAACCCAGCCCAATGTTTCTGCTGACAAATGCCCAATGTTCTCTGTAACACTGTCGCGCATTTTCTTTAAATTTACCAATTCTCTCAAACTAACTTGCATGATTTTTCCTTATTTGTAAAATACGTGTCCGCCAATTTGGGCTACTTTTTCTCTATCCCATTTTGGATTTATATGTGTAGCATGAAAATACAGAGCATTTTTCAAACTGGGCAGTCTAAAATTTTCCAACAGTACCTGACGTGCTACCAACTCACTTTCTCGAAATACTGCGATGTTTTTTGGTTTAACACCACTGGCTTGCTGACAGTACCAACTAAATTGGCAAAGTACCTTTTCGTAAACTACGTTCTTTTGATAGACCACTTGGCAGATATCTTTTGGAAATTTTCCACTTTCTGCACGATTGATAGTGACCTGGGCCACTGCTACTTTACCTTCGAAGGACTCGCCTCCTGCTTCAAAATAGATATTTTTTGCCAGACATTCTAACTGTTTGTTTCTAACATCTGCTGTGATAACACTAGTTGACATTGTCAACTGCTTTGCTGGATCAAGTTTATACTTGATTGCTTTGTATCCAATAAATCCTGCTACTGCTAGACCTATCAATACAAGTAAGACTTTTATGAAAATTTTCATTGTTTTTCCTTTACTTGATTGGGTAAATTAGTTATAACCAGAAATGAACCAATTATCTGCGCATTTTTGAAATGTCAACAGCCTGCTCATCACTAAACACTGGTACTGCATTGCTTTTATGCATAGTAGCAATACCCTTAACTTTGGTTCCTGTATAAACAGGACTAGGCTTCAACAGAGCATTGCCACCAGTATCAACACTTCGAATATGTGAAGTAGTATTGCGGCCTTCTGGAATGGCAAGACTGTAAGAGTCTGTTAGCGGTGCGGCACTCATGGCTCGCTTACGCTTTTTGTCTTCAATCTCTACAGCCCATTTCTTCTGTAGTTCTTTCCACGATTCGTCCAACGCTCTGGCTTTGCGAGCATGTTCTGCAGAAGCAAATTTTTGTTTGCCTTTCTTCTTGCCTGTGGTACTAAGCCAAGGTCCTTCCAAATGCATAGTCATAATACGCCAACTGTTGTTAGTATGTGTGTATTATAGCACAAATGGTCGCACCAGTCAACAGTTTTGACTATGTTTAGATTACGATCGATTGGCTACTAGGGTCAACATGTCTTCGTAATCCATACCGCTGAGTTGATCTCCCAACTCCATTACACAGTCTTCGGCTGTTTCCCAACCCGATATACCCAAAAGTTCATAAACTTCGCGTTTAGATACTTCTTCTGCCCGCATGTAGCATACCCAAAGTACTGTGACAAATCCCAAAGTGAAAATTGTTTCTTGGTCAACTACGTAGTGTCTCTCGGCCCAATCAATAGTTTGATTGAGATAATAGTTTAAATCTTCCAGACGATTTTCCATCTGTGCTATCCAATATTGAGTGTCATTCCTAGTCCAATATTTTGTCATACTCTGAAACTTTCACCACATCCGCAACGATCACGTTCATTTGGATTGCGAAACTCGAAACCTTCATTCAGCCCGTTTCGAACCCAATCCACTTCCACACCTTGGATATACGCAAGACTTTTTGGATCAACAAATAACTTGCATCCCTGGCTTTCAAAACATTGATCGTCTGTAGTTAGACTATCTACATATTCCAACACATAGGCAAGGCCACTGCATCCTGTAGTTTTTACACCTAGTCGGATGCCCACACCTCGTCCACGTTTAGTCAACTGCTGTTTTATTTTTTTAGCCGCTGTGTCGGTTACGGTAATCATTTACGGCTGCTTTGATGGCATCTTCAGCCAATATTGAACAATGTATCTTAACTGGCGGTAGGGCTAGTTCTTCGGCGATTTCGGAGTTTTTAATTGCTCCGGCTTGGTCAAGTGTTTTTCCTTTGACCCATTCCGTAATGAGGCTTGAACTCGCGATAGCCGATCCGCAGCCATACGTTTTAAATTTTGCATCTGTAATAATACCTGTATCATGATCAACCTTTATCTGTAGTTTCATTACGTCGCCGCAAGCAGGTGCGCCAACCATACCAGTACCAACACTAGGATCACTCTTGTCAAAAGATCCGACATTCCTGGGATTTTCATAGTGGTCTACAACCTTATCTGAGTATGCCATTATTGTGTACAAGTCCTTTCACGATAGACTTGTCCATCGGAATTTTGTATTTCTTTCCACTCAGTACAAACTGTTTGACGTTGTATGATTACTGACTGCGGTGGTTGTACTATTATAGGAGACTGTTGATTCTCTCTAGCAATTACTGCACCTGCGATTCCGCCAATGACCAACGGTGCTACCCAGTAACCAAAGCCTGGACCCGCATGACGATGGCCATGATGACGCCAGTGATGATTATGTTGAGCGAATGCTGTGGCACTGACCGTTAGTAACAGAACAGTTAAAAGTTTTTTCATATTATACCCCTTGTAAGTATATAACGTATTTACCCGGGGATTTGTTGACAGATTACTTGCCCGATGCTTCTTTACGTGCGTTTTTAGTTGCTGTTACATCGTTACGAGTTTCTTTGCACAACTTAGCCAAGTCTTGGCAAGCCTTGCGAACACGGGTGCCGGCAGCGCCAACTTCCTTGTCATAGAACTTTTCGAAGTCTGACTCCATTGCTTCTACGATTTTTGTGAACTCTTGATATTTGTTTGCTGACATAATTGTCTCCTTGTTGTTATATTAGTTATTACCAGTGACGAATTGTGTTTGCAATAATGAAGCAACACGTTATCACATGTATGATGACCCAGAAGGTCTTTAAAAACAACGCTATACGTGCTTCTCTTAAAGTAAGTATAGGTGTATCTGGACGGTCTTCGTCGGTTTGACCCATTAAATGACCTGTGGCTCTCGCCCAAACTTTCTCTAAACTGTTCATGTTAGATCAAGTTGCTTCTCCAACCAAGGCTTACAGTTGGCCCAAGTTGTAAAGATGTGTGCTACACCGCCAGCGTCTTCCCATTCTTTACAGTTACTGTGTCTATCGTCGATCAAGATGTCACCTGCATTTTTACAGTGGCGCCATTTGTCGTAACTGAATGGTCCAATAGTAACTGGTACTCCGGGGAAGTGATCATTGGCCCACATAACTTTGTCACTCACAGCCATAGGCATTGAGTAGTCGTGTGGTAATGCTGTTAGAAAGCGCAAATGATACTGTGGATTTTTTTCAATGTAGGCCTTACACATATCGACCATTTCGTGTGCGCCCTCCATCAAAGGCAAGTTACGATAGAATCGCATGTCGTCTTTGACTCGATCCCACTCTTCTTGCGGAATACGTTCGCCGTCTTTGTCCCAACGCTTCTTAAGAACTTGTTGTGCATGTGCATGCCAATCTGCAACGACATCGTCCATGTCTAAATAAATGTTCATTTGATGTATCTAATTAATCTGCAAATACAGTCGAAGATCCTGAAGTTATCGATCCAGCATCAGCCGAATCCCCAACTCGGGCAATAGGTTTACCATTGACAAACACAGTGCCTGATCCTGAATTAACAACAGCAGTATGAGTAACCGAACAACCCGTGCCAGTCAATCTGTGAACTACTGTAGGATCGCCTTGACGCTCAACACCTAATCCCTCAACAAACACATCACCCGATGGCCCTGTGAGTGTTGTAGTTCCGTCACATCCATGACCTGTAGAAATTGAATCACCGATTCTTGCTATTGCTGGCATAATATTATCCTGTTACAATACTGCCCGCTGATACAGGTTGTATACCAGTGGTTTGAAATGTATATTGATCTGCTACTTCTTTGGCTGTTTCGCCTTTGGTCATAACCAGTTGTTTGTTGATACCGTAGTTCTTATCCGGATCGGTAGTCATCATCAACGGTGCAAACGCAGGCCCCTTGGCAGTCATGGCCAACATCAAAGGTCTACCCACCACCAATTCTGACATGTCTTCACTGACATATTTTCCAATTATTTCTTCACCTGAGGTGATTTTAAGTGATATGATATCACCAACTGCAAATTTTGATTTTTCAAATAACATTAAATTTCTCCGTCTCCGTATCCTACTATATTATCACGGTCTAATAATTTTTTAAGATCATTAAATCCCCCAATGACATCGCCATTGATTACAATTTGTGGCAATGTTCTAGCAGCAGGTATGTGTTCCAACAACTCTTCTTTAGTCCAACCGTCGCCTATTTTACGCTCTTCAAAGGTAATATTTTTTTGTTGCAACAATGACTTGGCTTGATCACAATACGGGCAATGATATTTGCTCCAAACAACAACTTTCATTTAATTTCCTCTTTCAATTTCAACTAATGTTCGGGTGTCGCCTGCCAGTTGTTCAACAACTTGCTGTAGTGCAGATATATTGTCGTTGTCCATAATTGCAGTCATGTCGGCACCGTCGGGCAACAATGTGCTGATTTTAATTATTATAACTTCTTCATTTAGTTTTGCCATATTTTTCCTTATAATGCGGGTAATTCTTCGTAGTTTACACTGTCACTCATAATGCCAATAACATAGTTAGTGCTTTCGTTTTCTTGCAGTGCAGTTTGTTTCTTGCTGGTGTCCACGTGTTTATTGAACCACGGGATTGGTGTAGTCTTGGGCGCGGTGTTCCAGTATTTAATACCAACGTCTTTCAACGCTGCCACTGCTGTATAATCTACAAAGTCTTTCAGTATGTTGGCATTTAGACCAATCACCGGTCCTTTTTGGAATAGATAGTCTGCCCACGCTTTTTCTTCTTGTATAACGCCTTTGTACAATTCAATCACCTCTTGTTCGCACTCGCGAGCAGCCACTACAAATCGAGGATCTTCCTTAACCACTTGGTTGATCAAATAGGCAGTCCACCCTTTGTGTAGCAGTTCGTCTTGCAGAATCAGACTGATGATGTTGCCGTTGCCAATGAAGATCTTGTTCTCAACCATGGCCAAACTAGTAGCGAACGATACCATGAAGCGGAATGCCTCCAAAGCGTAACTGGCGTGTAGTGCCAACCAAACGGCTTTAACGTGTTCCTTCTCAGTGACTTCCATGCCAAGTTCTTTGCGGCAGTTGATAGCGTGTAACTTGTCATAGTAGTTGCCCACACTTGATGCCATGTCTACAATTTCTTTGGTATCATGGATGGTGTTAAACACATCCTTGGGCACATTATAAATGTTACGAATGATATGACTGTAACTCTTGCTGTGAATGTTAGTTTCAAAGAAACCCCAGTTGTACATCAGTGCTTCAACTTCGGGCAGACTACAAACAGGAGTGAATACCTGTGTTGGTCCACGACCTTGCAAACTATCAAGTGCTGTTTGACGTAACAAGTTGCTGGTAAAGATATGCTTGACAGCATCGCTGGCATCTTTAAAGTCATTTGCATCTTTACTAAGACTAATTTCTTCTGGTTGCCAGAAGAAGCCACGGGCTGTAGCATCGAAGTCTGCAATCTTTTTATATTTGACTTCTTCGAAGCGTTGGATAGTAACTGGCCCTGCTGGATCTAGAAACATCTTACGGCTTAGATAGTCTGTCTTTGTTGTTAAGTTGTATTGTTGTTTTGACATAGTTTTATAATTTGCATGATTCGCAATCTTCTTCGTCATCAAAGTTGATAGGCTCTAACATAGTAGGAGCATCTTCTGCAACAGCCTTGCTACCTGCCTTGTTGATTAGACTGTAGTAGAATGTTTTCAATCCCCATACGTGTGCCTGCATCAAGTTCTTGGCGATCAATGTAGTTGGCACTTTACGATCTGCCCAGTGTGCAGGATTGTAAAATGTGTTTGTTGAAATACTTTGGTCGACATAGGCGGCAAGAACTGCTGCGGTTTTTAGGTATCCAACGCAGTCCTTTTGTTCCCACATCATTTGATATTTGTTTTTCAGTTTGGCATATTCAGGAACAACCTGAGTGAATGACCCTGCTTTTGATTCCTTGGTACTGATCAAACTCATGGGCATTTCAATGCCATTGGTTGAGTTAATAACAACACTGGAACTTTCTACAGGGGCAATGGCCATCAATGTGGCATTACGCACACCGTACTGCTTCATATTACCACGTAGTGATTCCCAGTCTAGTTCCGGAGCGAAGTCTACTAATTCATTAACTCCCTTGGCACGTAGTTCCCAGGGGAATACGCCTTGACCGTATCTAGTTTTGTGACTTTCTGTACATGGGCCACGCTCTTTGGCCAACTCCACTGTGGCTTCTGTTAGATAATAGGCCTGATGTTCCATCCATGTCTTAACTTCTTGCAGTGCATCTTTGTCGCCATACTTTAGGCCACGCTTGGCATGCCAGTAGGCCAAATTGGTAATACCAATGCCCAACGGTTGTATCTCGTCATTACTCAATTTACTTTGTATTGACAAGAAGTCTTGATAGTCAAGAATGTTACACAGGCTACGCTGTAGAATCCTGCAGGCTCTACGCATATCCTCTGGGTTCCGGAACGATCCCCAGTTGATAGATCCCAGTGTACATAACGCTATGCGGCCACTGTCGTCGTCTAATCGTTTGAATGGACGTGTGGGTAATAGGATCTCACAGCACAAGTTACTCTGATATATCGTATGATATTCAGGATCAAAGGGTCCTTGACTCATTACATTGTCAATGAACACCAAATAGATTCGACCGGTGTCTGTGCGTTCTTTCAGTATACCACTCTTGAACACTTCTTCGGCGCTCATCGTTTTCTTACGGAGGCCTTTTTGTTTTTCATATTTTACATATAGTTCTTCAAACAATGCAGTGTCTTTGTAAAATGCTTCATACAAGTCTGGCACTTCATTGGGGTCAAAGAAAGTTATGTCTTCTTTGTTTTTAAATCGTCTCCAGAAGAAAGCACTAAGCACAACCCCATAATCCATATGACGGACTCGGGTTTCTTCTGTTCCTTGGTTGTTCTTAAGAACAATAAGATCATCAAACTGATGATGCCAAATAGGATAAAATACAGTAGCACTTGCATTACGAATACCTCCCTGCGAACATGATCGCAAATCACCGAACCATTTTTTCAGGAAAGGTATCATACCTGTGTGCATAATCTCACCACCTCTGATGGGACTACCCAACGGACGTAAG